TACGTATAGCATCTAAGGTTGAATCTGCCATTACATCCCCTATTTAAATATTAAAACTACATAATTAGCTTAAAGCAACTCAAACTAATGCGGCAACGTATTTTGAGTAGCACCATCTAAATTTTCTGTCACTTCTCCAACAGGCGTAACGCTAGCAGATGCATTCACGTACCATGGAACAGGCGCCGGAACAGAAAATATATCAAATTTAGTAGTATTAATATCGATTGTAAAAGTATCTGTTCCAGTAACAGTAATTGTCCCAACAAGCTTATCCGCTTGAATCATACCGTACCATTTTGGAATATTAAGCCGTACAATATCACCAGTTCCATAGTCATGATCAAATGTGGTTGTAACCTGCGCCGGGTTATCATTTGTTATGGCACTAATTAGCCTCATTGCTCTCTGAAATGTTGGGTTTTCTTCAGCAGTGAATCTTGCCATTTTTACCTACTTTACTTTTTTAAATGCACTATCATCTGTAACTTCATCTACAATAACAATACTATCAGAGTTGTTAGGCAAGTCGTCAATATCCATAAATTCTAAACTCTCAAAGCCAACCCTGTTCACCTTTTGGCCAATACGCATTGAAACCTTACCGCTCTCATCTTTTAAATGCTTATGCACAGGATAGCTGCAATTTTTGGTTAAATGTTTAGCAACACCAAGTGGTATTGTATAGACTTGGCCATCAACAAAATCGTATCGCTCAATTGGATCCTCTTTGTATTTTCTATAATTAAAGCTCATAGAACCGCCAGGTACTTCATAAAACCTAAATATCCCTTTTACCATTTGACGATCTTTGTCTCGTTGATATTTTAAGCTTTCTTGCATTTTCTTTTTATTATCTGTTGTTTTTTTTATCATTAACACTACCTTTCATAAAAGGGGCGCGAACGCCCCAGATTGTTATTCATTTGTCACAGAGAAAGATTTTCCTGCAATCCAATAGATTTCATCTCCGGCAGAACCTGCAGGAGCATCAGTACCCGGCTCTAGAATCATTCCAATGTTGTATAGATTCTGTGTTTGGCCAATGTTGTTAACTAGCAAATCATACCCATAATCACCAACCGGAACAACTTCCGGAAGTGAAACTGGTACCGCTGCATGCAGTGGAAATGCAAATGCTGTAAATGCCGATGAATCGATATCTACCTCTATCAAATTTAATCCTGATGATACGCCTAGAATTCTACCCACTAAACCGTTAAGCTCTGGCATCCCACATCCGGCCGGTATATTAAACCGTACGTATTGCCCCTCTGAAAATATATCGCTTACGTTGCGAGAGGTTGTAATAAACGTATTAACGCCCGTAGTAACATCAGTAATTACACCTTTTGTAGGGCTATACATAGGATCTTTATTAACAATCCTAAATGTGCCAGTAATTCCAGCACCAGTGTCGACCATATTTGATGGAAGAGCAGATATATTGAAGCTAGTATTAGTTACAATTGTACTTACAGTAAAATCCATTCCACTGATTTGATTTGCATTCTCTACGTTAAAAAATCGTACAATCGATCCTTCAAGCAGTCCTGCAGTACTAGTACACGAGACAGCTCCTGCAGCAGTTATTCTAGTTACCGTTGTATTAGGCGCACCAAGCTCACTATCATCCTGATCGTTAAAATACCTAAAACCTGGTGTTACATAATCAGGAGAAAGTGACTGATCAGCAGCCAATTTTGTATATTCAATTGCAGTATTGTCAGTAAGGCCACGCATCCATCTAAACTCAGCGCCTGTTCCGGCACCTGCTGCAGCAAGAACAGTTATATTGTATACATGCATCCAATCAATATCACCACGCAGATTAACGGTCTTTCGCTCACCATCAGCAAGGAAGCTTCCCTGTTGAATATATGTGTTATATGACATGATATCTCCTTATAAAAGCCGGGCTAAGCCCGGCATTAACTATGGCCTATTCATTATTTACAGAAAAACCCTTGCCGGCCATCCAAAATATATCGTCATTTAACACACCTGCTGGGCTATCAACGCCAGCTGCCAATTCAACTCCAATGTAACCTTGGTTATACGTAGCACCATCAAGTACTGTAGCCTCATCGCCCAGAGGAATAACCATTGCAGGAGTAAATGGAACGTCAGTTGTTAGTGGCCATGCAAAAGCTGTAAATCCTGACGAATCAATATTTACTGTGATAGTATTATTTACTGCACTTACAGCAGTAATTGTTCCTTGAAGGTTATTCATTTCTGTCATATCAAAGGCTGCTGGTACTTGGAATCTAACTATTTGGCCAACAGTAAATCCGTGGGTAACAGTTAGCGTTATAACAGCGTTTGTAGCCTGTGTAATCGCAGAAATATATCTATGACGCGGATAATAAAGCGGATTCTTAATTACCCTTCTAAATGAACCAATTGTACCTGCAACAATTGTTGGCGCAAAAGCTAGTTCAAAGCTTGTATTTGCTGTTATTGTATCAATTGTAAAATCGATACCACCCAATTGCTGCGCACCCGTTACATTAATGATTCGAATAATATCATTTTCTTCTAGACCAGCTGTCGATGTTAGAGAAACTAACGGAGGCGACGCATTTGAAACAGCTGTTACCGTTGAATTAATTGCCGATAACTTAGGCGTTTTTGACGAATCGATAGGTGTAAAACCACCAGAAGCAATTGTATCAATTGCAATTGAATCATCAGCAGCCAACTTTGTATATTCTATAGCGGTATCATCTTCAAATCCACGCATCCATCTGAACTCAACCCCAGTACCAGCACCGCCCGCAGCGAGAGTCGTAAGGTTCCATGTATGAATCCAATCAATATCGCCACGAAGCAATAATGTTTTTCTTGCGCCAGTAGAAACAAAAGAACCTTGTTGAGTATAAGTATTATATGACATAATTATCTCCCTTAAGCTCTTGTTGCACGTAGATTAATTACCCAGAGATCGTTTGTAATTCTTGGCACTTCTGCAAACTTATAACCAACTGTACAGTTAAGCGCTAACGGCCCAGAATATTCAGGAGGCAGATAAATAAAGTGCGCAGAATACTGATCCTGCTCGATACAAGCATATGCTTCCATACCAACGCAGAAAATATTATAGACATCTGCACCCAAGTTAGAGCTATTTGCAGTAATCGAACCAATAGACGACACTAAGAACCTAAGGTTACCAATTGAACCCCACTCTGTTCTTAATGCATTCATTGGAGCTGGATACTGATTTTTATGTAAGAAACCAGCAACAGCGTCTAAGTTACCTGTTAGCTGCGTTGAACACAGCGCAAAGTACGCATCACGCACAGGACCGGTGCCAAACTTATCTTCACCTTCGATGTTATCCATTACGGTATACGCATCGTTCGAAAGAAGAGTTCTAACAACGTCATCAACGTCAGACCGATCAATATTTGTTGGGTTGTCACCATTGTTACCGCCAACGCAGTTTATCGCACCAGCGGTTGCTGCCAACATATCACGTGTTAGCTGATCTTCGGTTTGCATTTGTTACTCCCTTACGGGGGATACATCATTTCTGTGCATCTCAGCACCTTTCGTCGTGCTGTTCGGACTATCACATCCCTTACGGGTTTCTGGGTTTAGTCTCTCACGCTAGCTTTACCCTTGCGCCTTGTCGCCATAGCTATCGCCTTAGGCTTCCAAGTCAATTACCAGAAATTTATACTCCGCCAAATTAACGGAGTGAAACTCCTAATCTCGCCGCTGCTTCATTTAATGTTGGATCTTGGCTCTGCAGAGTCACTTGTTCGTTTAATTCAACATATGTCAATAATCTGTTACTTTTCTGACCAAATATTCTCTACTTGGCGGAGAAACCTCTTCGGATTTCTCTCTCATACTTTCATATGAGATCAGACTGTTGCTTCAAGCGTATGCCTTTATCTCGACCACGCTTGCCCATTCGCTCAGTCGTTGCGGGCGATTCAACTATTCCATTCAATATTCTCATCTTAAGATAAAAATCATGCTGTTTTTTGTGCACTTCTTCGCTGATTTTTCTTCTTCGATTATCAACACACTCTTTTATAAATTCCTGCGCTAATAATGCATTTTTTTTCTTAGACCTTAAAAATGGAATCATCTTTTCTAAAAAAAGAGGTACTTCGTCAACTCTTCTACACATCCAACGCGTTATAGCGCGCTTGTGGTGATAAGGTTTCTCTTCATAAACAGACCCTAATCCTACAGCCGCATGGAATTGATATATTAAGTCTTTATCTATCATTCCAATCCTACACACTAGCCCGTAATGGGGATGCTTTCTGTTTTTCATAAATGACTCTGAAGCGTTTCTCACTATCATAATTGAACCTTCACCATCAAATAAACCTGCGAAGTAAATCAAATCTTCCCTCGAGTTGCCTTGCATATGTAATCCTTTCTATGTCTTTTTATATATGTACCACTCAAGTATAACATATGTTTAGGGTTCCTCGCAATCAGAACGGGTTTTACTACGGCACCTATGCGAAACCGTAGAAATCTACTTTAGCATCTATGTCTACCGCAGTGAGTGTCTGAGCTGGAGGGGTTATTCCGGTGTTGCCGAGTGGTACCATTGCAGTATCAAGTGCATTATATCTTCTCATACGAAGAGTATTACCGCCTTTTGCCGGCATCCTTTTCTTCATCGCGGGTACCTTGTGAATCATTGAGGGAACGGGTACCGACAATAATTTATAGCTAAAGCTTTGCTGGACTGGGGGCGGAAGTATCGTTGTAGTGGTTATTGCCATTACTATCTCCTAAAATTAACCTTTCGCTAGCATGTTATTTATGTATATCAATTTACATTGTTTTCCTGCTAGGGGTTTGTTATAAGGTAACTATCAACCGAACGAATGTTCGACGGGGAGGCGATTCCCTACAGCCTATTGGGTGAGCGATGCCCATACTGCTCGTGGGTTGGCGAATTCCCGTACTGCCAATTTGATTTTATATCGCATTAAATATCTGATGCAAAACCCCCTAGGAAAAAATTACAAAAAAACTAGGGGGCAAAGGAAAGAATGAATATGAATAAAGCCTATCTTCTAGATCGCGCTTCCATCATTTCCTTAAGTAGCTGGCTTTTTAGCTCTTCTGTTAACCCGTTTGCAAATGCATTTGCATGAGAAAGTGGACTTTCGCCTTGTTGTGGAGAAACGCTCGATAATGGACGAGGTTTCGCAATATTTTTTTCTGCTACTTGTCTCTCTCTAGCATACTTATCTTCCTTATATATGCCCATTTGCTTAATCATAGTGTATGCAGAAACAGCTTGACTGTATAAATCAGTATTCGCTCTTAAGGTATCACCAAGTTCAGGATGAAGACGCACTAAAGATTCAACATTTTCTTTGCTTACAACTTTATCAAAATCATTGTACTTAGTTTTTAATCTGGCTTCCGTGGTAGCTGCAGTAGATGTTTGCTTATACTGATTGAGTTCTTTTTTTAGCTCTCTTATTTCTTTGGCTACTTTACCTAGATGTTTACCCTCTACGAGGTCCTCTTCGCCAATACCAATGTTTAAATCTTCATCGGAAGACTCAGATTTTTTGACAGATTGCTCTTTCATTTTCTGAAGCATAGCATAAGCTTCATCGCGTTCTCTTTCAGCTCTTTCTTTAATTAAGCGCATTTCTCTGATGTTTTTTGCTTGTGGATCTTCAATGGGTGCTTGTTCGACTGTCGACTGGTTGTCGGCAGTTGCCTCTGTATTATCGACGGCTGGTTCTTGTGCTGCAGGTGCTTCTTGTACTGATTCCAAACTGTTTTCTAAATTTTGCTCCATACTATCCTTTCATTATTACTGGCGATGGCTTCGTTTCGCCGTTTAATTTTTTAGCTCTTTCTAAAAGCTTTCCTTCTTTAAAATCGATAACAAAATTAAGTAAGCATTTCTGATCTGCAGGTACCCCCAGCGGATCAGCCATCATTTGTCGACAGGTATTAACATCTGGTACGGACCATATATACTCGATTTTGTCGTCTTTTTTATTATATTTAAATACATCTTGATCGTTTGTCGGGGACGGGCATGCGCGTTTTGCTATAAAATAAAGCCGATGCGTTTTGCCTTTAAACAAGCGTTCTTCTTTTTTTTGAACATCAATCCAAAGATCGTCGTCAACTTTATCTTTATTGTTTTCTACGCATTTTATTAGTTCATCGCGATAGCTTTTTGATCTTTCAGCGATCTGATCTCTGATTGTTGATCCGTCTGATCGATCCCAATTTTTAACTAAATGATCGTGAATAAGCTTACCCGTAGTCACTTCTTTATTACTCATGCTTCTCCTCTATCGTTATTTTATGCTATATTACTAATGAATAAACATCTGAGTAAACACAAAGAATGTTTATCGTTTAAATGAAGGAGGTTCTATGAAATACAAAGTCTTTTTACTCATAATCTTTTGCGTGGGAGTACCTGCATCAACAACACCAATGAAAAAACTGCTTACAAAAAGAAAAGTGCATAAAAACACAGTAATAGAAACGAGAGAACCTAGGGCGCACGAAGCTATGGATGCCAGAAGAGCGCGGAGTATAAGCATGGAGCGTAGTTTAGAGCGCGACCGTCAAATGACAAAATGCTTAGATATATCTAAAATATTTGTTACAGTTATAGCGTCAATCATCGGCATAGTTTTGGCTGGTGCAAGATAGTCCCGTGGCTAGTAGCTCCCCTGCTAGCCACCCCCTTTAAAGGAGAAATGTGATTATACTTGGAATAGATCCAGGCACTCGGTATGCAGGATACGCAGTCCTAAAAAAAGCTAATCAAAAGACATGTCTTATCGATGCCGGGTGCTTTGATGTACATAAATCGGGGGGACTTATTAATAAAATCGGTGATTTGTATGGGTTAATCTCTGAAAAAGTGAAAAGACATCAAGTCACACATCTGGCTCTAGAAACTCCATTTCTATATAAAAACGCTAGTACATTTCTTAAATTGGGCTATGTGAGGGGTATCTTATATCTCATAGCCTATCAAAATAAGCTTAAATTATCTGAGTATGCGCCATCGGTAGTAAAACAAGCCGTAACTGGTTACGGAAAAGCTTCGAAAGAGCAAGTATCTAATATGATTTTGAGATTTTTTAAGATAAAGAAGCCTAAAAGAGATGATATAACAGACGCTATAGCTATAGCATTATGCGCTTTATGGAGACTATAACATTTTTTCCTTTGTGGCGACCCTGAGAGGATTTGAACCTACTGTTTTTGCCGTGAAAGGGCAACGTCCTAACCAACTAGACGACAGGGCCTAGACTATTTTTTTCTTTTTTTTCTTTTTTTTGCCATAATCTCTCCTAATCATTTTTCCATTACGGATAAAAAGGTGGGACCATAGAACTGTTTAAAAACTATGATCCCGACCTAATGAAGCACTTTTACCGTACTAGCCTAGTTTCTTCAAACTGAAGCCGTTTCTTCAACTTACCATTCCGTACTGCTTTTGTTTTCCGCATATTCGGAGGAGTGCCAAGTATCTTGTATGCTATTGTTTTGGCTTTTCCTTTGACCCTAGGCATTATAGGCATAAGCTTTCCTAATACTTTTCAGGATATGATTTACGCTTCTTTTCTTTCATGTCGTCTCTAACCTGAGCATCTATACCACGCATTGTGTCGTTTAGATTTTCAGGAGCTGTATACATTTGTTTTGGATATTCTCTTATAACAACACCCTGAGGCATCATTGCAATACCACGCTTTGACGGAAGCATTCCTGCATCCTGTCTTTCCATTGCTCTACGTGCATCCATGCCCGCATACATTGCATTGTCATAATATTTCTTTGCCATACTATCTCCTTGGAAACCACCGGCTTATAAGCCGATAAGGTTACTAACCTCTAACCAAAAGAGGCCTTACTTTTTTTCTTGCATGAATATTCCGCTAATCTTTCGGCCGCTAACAGCTTATTCTCTTCTTGCCGCTCTCTTACTTGCTCTTCTGTTAGCATATTTTTAGCAATCTTTTCTATAGCCTCTGCAGTTCGCCAGTCATTCATTGAATTCAACATATATACATTCCCGGTTAAGCCTTCTCTTCTCTATTAAATATACGTCTGAAAAAGTTTGTAGTCTTCTTCCATACGCTTTTAAAAAATGGCTTAACATAGCTATCAATTTCAGTTCTAAAAATACGCGTCACTACAGTCGTACCAATGGCACCTACCGCTAAGCCAACTTTACCTTTATGATTCGAACATTTATTTACAACTTTATGGTAACAAGTACTTACTCTACCTCTCTTTATTTCATTTTGAGGCCTTATACTGAAACTAGAAGCTATTAATAGCGCTGCAATTGCAATCTTTAATGTTTTCATAAAAATCCTTTCATATTAAATGTTGTTTTTCATCGGCTCACCGGCAACAGCCCCTTTTGCAACTCGGGCGGCTTCAACCATTGTACCTTTTTTTGCTGCACTTTGTCTCTTTTCATCTACAATATTTTCAGCTGAAACTACTCGGGAGAGCTGAATAAGCTTCTCTAGCTGTGACAAATCGACATCTTCAAGCTCCTTCATCGCTTTTGCAATATTTAGATCTGCCAAGGCTCTATCTTTTTCAGCTTCAGCGTATCGTTCAGTAGCAAACGCTTCATTCTCTTCAACACGGCTAGCGCGCTCTAGGCCTAAGCCTTTATCTGCAATTGCCCTTGCTTCAGCAAGTTTAATTTGCGCTTCTTGTAGGCGTATCTGAGTTTCCACTTGCTGTTGTTCCATCTGAGCTTTCTGCTGCGCCGCTTCTTCAACCGCTTGGAGCAACTCTTTCTTATTCTGTACAGTAGAAGCTTCAAAAATAACCTTATCTGGTATCTCAATACCTAATTCTTTCATCTGCATAAGCTGCGCAAACTGCATCTGTCGCTGTGTGGTAGTATTTAGCCCATCTTCTATAGCAGCATCATATGTGCCAAAAGCCTTGTTATAAAATTGCGGGGAAGGCTCTTCTTCGATTATTCGCTGAACCTTACCAGGAGTGAAATTAGTTTGTACAATATCTAATATTATCTTGCCTAGCAGCTTTTGCGAATAATCTAAACGGTCAAAAAGATTCTGCAAAGTAGTTAATCCGGCACCTTGACGAAGCATAGCCAGTACGCCGGCTTTATCATCCACTGCGCTGCCTAATAGTTCTTCATTAACCCCAGATATCTCCATTATTTCTCGTCCTAGGGATTCCGAAAGCTGCATCATAGAAGGATCTAAACCTGCCGGAGGAATTTTCTCTACATCTGTCATTAACGCTTCTTCTTTAAGCGCTAAGCCCTTACCTTGGCCAGAAAGAAAGACATCTTCCGGGTTAACTAATGCATTTTCTTTGTACTTCCACCCAGAGTTTATTTGGCTCTCTAAAATATCGAGCTCAACAACCTTACGACGGTTGTATAAGTACTGGGCATCTCTAAGGCCCCTAACAACGCCCTGAACACGCCAAGGGAAGTAAGGTAACTCAGGAGTATAATATGCAAGCACAGGGACAAAAGGATAGCTATCGATCCCGATCGGATTTGGCCCATCATAAATCACCCTTCCTTGTACCACGATCGCAACACGAACCGTAGGAATTTCTTGATCTGCTATTGTTACTTGAGGATACATGCGCATAAACTCTTTTAATGCATCTTGATCCTCGCTTTTCCATTCCATCGTCTCGCCAGTTTGCGAGTCAATAAGCATTTTTTGAGTGCGATAATCGCGATAATAAAACTCATCATATGTTAATAAATTTTTAGGACCGTAATTATAATTCTCTGGCATAAACTGGAACTTATTATCACGTGTATCATTGCCTTGAAGCCCTATTATTTCGTCTTTATAGTCTGGCAAAAGAGATATGCATTCAGATTTAGTTAAAAATGAGCGCTTCCAAAGGCCTTTGCAATCTGACAAGTCATGTTTTCTAAAGAATGGATCAATTAAAAAACTATTGTAGCTGCAATTGTCTACTTTTATGTTCCCTGAAACAGGATCTGAGCGATAATCTACCCAAACATGCAGAAGGTTCATTCCAGTAACTAATGCACCGTCAAAGGCATCAGATATGGTTTCTAAAACACCTTCCTGTTGATTAAGCCACATCATGATCTTGGTAAACTGGTCGGCCGTAACCTCATCGCCATTTTCTACAGGAACAACAGTGGTCGACTTTCTATTTCTGCGTTGATGCCCACTTATCATGTTCTTTGCGCGCCGTATGCGATTAAAATTGAATTGTCGTCGACGATTTATAGGCACATTACCATATATATCATTCCAAACGGTTTGATCGCCCGCTTCGAACCTCGTGTCAGTATCGGCCTCAGCCCAGAAACTCTGATTAATTGAAATTGCTTCGCTATAAAAGCTTTCCATACGCTCCAATATACCACGATGCTTCTCATCGTAATAAGCGGGGCCGATCTGCGGAAACAACGCCATACTACTATCCTTTGAATTATAATTAAACCCATCGGAAACAGTGTAGAACAGATAAAGCCTTAAAGACAACTCTCTCTACAATGCCTTAAGCGCTGCTATCTTCCTCAGGGCATCTAAACCCCAATATACCATACCACTCTTTTAAATTCGCGTTACATACATTTCATCTAGGCGTTTTTTATCTTTTTCTGTTAACTCTTCATCATTTTCTAGGCGCTTGATCACGGAATCAATAAAAGGCCTATAGTTTTCAATTTCTGACATTCTCTTTATATGTTTTGGCTCAATAGGGAGTCCATGTAGACAATTGTCTAAAAACTCACGCCCAACTGCATCTTTAAAATCTTTCAATCCTTTTATAAACTTTTCTTTTTCCATATTAACTCCTTGTTGGTAGCCCCAAGAAACTCCACCAAACACTTTACGTAATTCTTTGCAGTTTGGTAAACGTAGCATAGAATAAACACTTTACCTAAAGTACTTAAAAACACTTTACGTAATTCTTTGCAGTGTTTACCGTAATTCTTTGCAGTGAGCAAATTCAATTTGCTTCTCTGAGAGGCTCTTTTCAGAGGCTAAAATTTTTGTGAGATTCTTATGAGATCTCTAATGCCTTAAGCGCTGCTATCTTCCTCAGGGCATCTAAACCCCAATATACCATACCACTCTTGCCCCAATTCATATGCCTATGGTGTTCATGCTCGCGTAAATATGATAACCAATTGCCGTATAATCCGGAAGGGGAGTTAGGAGGGCTGTCTTTTGCTTGGCCTCCTCCGTGCAAAAACAACATATATACACGAAATGGGGATTCTGTATCAATCTTGCAATAGTCTTTATAGTGTCGCAAATCGATTCCGGTCGTCCATGATCTAGTAATTCTATGCCATGCAAAAGCCGTTTTTCTCTTAGCTTCAACCCACAACACATCCTTTTCGCGATATATCTGCATGTCCGGAGCAACTAGGCTTTCTGTTGGAGTAAATAACTGGGGGCCTTTCCCACTATTTATTTGAACATCATAAACAGGAAGAACACTGTAGCCCTTCCCTCTGAGCCAATTAGCAATTCTACCTTCCCCAATCTGTCCGTACTTAAGAGACTTCGAAAACGCTACATTTTGCATATCGATGCTCCCCAACCAAAGGATAAAAACTCCTTTAGAAAGGCAGCGACATTGTTACCTATATATATTATTGCTTGTCCTTGAAGCGGGGAACCGTGCGCGCCATCCGGAGTTACAAACCGAATACGCTTGCTTGGAAACACAGCAGCGGAAGATACGTCTATAAGGCTCTGAAACCATTGCGTTTCTGTTGCGTTGTTAACCAACACAATCGCCTCTTCTACGAGGCAATCATTAACATGACTAACAAGCTTCGTACAGAACGCTTCTATCTTATCCGATGAATATGGTGGATTCATCCATATTTTTCCTAACCATGCATGCGTCAAGCCGTCGTCTTCTATTGTATGATACTTAAGAGCCCCAACTGTTTCATTTGCCATGGCACTAGAAGCCGGATCTAAATCAATTCGACCCATAACCCTATGCGCAGCGTCAATATATGGCTTGGGCGTATACCATTCATTGTTGCCACTGTTATGCGACACATGAGGCTTTTTGACTTCTTGATATGCTCTATGAATGCTTTTTTCGCCACTACGCACTTCTTCAATAATCTCTGGAGGTGCCTCTTCGAGTATTTTCTCTACTTTGTGGATGGTATCGTGGGAAATGTCCGCTTGTTTTGCTAATTCTTCACGCGTATCTAGGTTTGCAGAATTCTGCAAACCTTCCGCCATATGCCTTTTGCCTTTTTCAGTTAATAACGGTTTCATCTTAAGAGCTAGCTCACCCCTCACAAACTTGTTTATATTACGCCGTCCCAATTGATTGCGTATTATCCAAAGTGTAGCATCGCTCTCATCATCAAATTCTATTTGTGTTGTTTCATAGGGAATATCATGGTTTTTGCAAATTTGATATCTATTATGCCCGTCGACTAGTATTTCGCCCCACAATATTAGTGGGTCTCGACACCCTTCTTCTAAAATCGATTGCTCTAAAAGTTTAAACTCTTCCTCACTCAGAGGTGGAATGAGCTTCTGAAATACTTCTCTTACTATCACCACAACATCTCCTAGTTTGCCGCTTTTCTCTCTTCCGCACTTTTCCTCAGATAGCTTAGCATACTATCCATTGACTGATACACTTCGAATTCTGCCGGGTGAAACTCTTGCAAGTAGTCCTTAAACGGCTCCAATAAATTAACTATGTAATAAGAATGTTCGCTAATTATGCCTTTAATTAACTCATCTAAACTCTCATTGCGATCCATAATTCTCCTTATTCATTCTCACAATCTAAAGCTAATCTCTCTTAACTCTTTGACAATATCGCTTAAATGTTCATTCATTTTTTTAAACTCAGCTATATAAGCCTCAGATGGTAACTGTTGCGATATTGTCACCGAGGCGGATGAAGTATCCGCAGAAGAGAGTTGTCGGCGATCGGTATAATTCTTTGCGTCCGCTCCGCAGGATTGGCACGCGACGTCCCCATGCTTAATCTTGCTTCCTAGATATACCCCTAGATAACCACAATTAAGACACTCCGCTTTAAAACGATAATTCGAAGCGTAGACATCGTTAAATTCTAAGATCTTAAAAGGAGGAAACGTTTTGCCTAGCATTTTCCCTAGACGCACCTTATACTCGCGGGTACCCGGTTTATAACTTTTAACGATCCTTGTACGGCGATCATCATAATTTTCCATACTATTATTTCTCCTCAGCTTCACTTTCAGGAATCTCATCTTCCATAAGATAATCTCTTACCATCAACTCTATAGCAACCTGAGATGCCTCGAGCTTATAATGCGAACTTGCGATACCAATTGCCTCTTTGCGAGTTCTTCCCTCACACAGCATATGGTGCGCAAACGTTACTGCTTTGAATAAAGGTATCGAACCCCCAATATATTGACCATCCCATTCTATATAGTTTTTTTCTTGTTCCATACTCATTTTCCTTTAATTAAAAGACTTCATCTCCCGCGTATAATATTGACGTAGCGCCTCACAGATGATACTAGACTTTGTACCACTAAGGCCAGAAACAATCCGGAAAGCGTAAAGCTCGTTAAACATCTTTTCGACGTCCGGATCTAAATAAACAGTAAATCTTAACTTGCCTTCATAGGACCTTGTTTTTTTTTGATTTTCCATCTCTCTACTTTCTTGGCATAGAATTGTCATTTTGTATCAGTATAGCGCTACGTCAACACAGCGTCAACTTTTTTGATCGGACTCCGGCTTGTGCTCGTTATCCTCAATTTGTTTCTCTATCGCATCTAAAAGCTCTTGATTACACTCAATCTGCGTTTCTAATAGATCAAGCGCTTCTTGTAGCTCTTCTTTAGTTAACTCATGCGGAATGTCACGTGCACGGTCGAATGACTCTTCGTCAAACTCCTGCGTTCTTATAAGAGTTAACGCATTAAAACTAACTAAAAACAATGAAACATATAGCATTTTTTTTATGTACATAATAACTCCTAAAAAAATAGGGCATCCGAAGATGCCCTATACGACGATCACTATAATATACAACAAGGAATATCCCTTAACGTCTTGGCCATTCCCACTACCAACTTCTTTTGACGTTCTTTTTTGTTTTTATGCTTAAGCAACCCAACAATCACCGCTAACAACGTTCCCGCCAATGAACGACTACTTCGAAGTACAATAGCCGTACTCGTCTTATTGCCCACTGCATAAGATGAACTAAAACTCAACAACAACATAAGCACCAAAACTGTGCGTTTAACCATATTTTACTCCCTCGTATAATGGTTATTAATAAAACACTGACTTATCACACAATCATAATGCCATATTACAGCCGTAACGTCAAGTATATTTATCGATAAGGATTTTTTTGATGATCCCTAAAAATGGGAGGAATATTCGCTTCATCACCATACATGGCGCGCCTATAGCGCTTGTTTATATCCTCAGGACTACTTCCCATACGCACCTTATGAAGAGATATGCATAAATAGCGCATGGAATCAGCGAAATTAGAAAAAACATCGTGGAGCGGCTTATCCTTGTACACTTTTTTCTTGGCATCAAACTCCTGTCTATAATTCTCCAAAGCTTTTATTAATGGCGCACACTTCTTTTGGTCGAACCACATGGTAGGCAACTTCGAGCGAACAGCCTCAATACCATCGACAATGCTTATCTTATCAGCCACAACGAACGTAAAGCCCAGCCTACGCGCCTTTTCCCATCTTGTGATACCAGTACTAAAATCCATGTTTCTTATATCATGCGGCCCTATGTGCTTACCATACGTATAATCTTTGGATTTAAGCACATTAATGTAATGCTCTAAGCCCTCTTTGTTCTTCTCATAGCAATCAATTATTCGTATTACATTATTCGCAACCTGAAAGAAGATGATGGAAGTCATATCCCTGCAGCCTATGTCCCAGCTGGTATGCACAGGTAATCCGGGCTCCCAAGGTACATCTGCTATCCTGCCATCTAGCCGAGCCCTATCAATATATTTTGTATAATATGCACCTTCTACGCCCATCTCAAACGACGTCCAGTATTCTTGAAGCTGTAAATCTTCGGACATCTCGCCTTCTATGCGTTCACGTTCAATTACCTCAAAGGGAATGTGTAGTGTGTCATCAACTGTTAACTTAGACACAAACCACGACTGTGGGTTTTCTAGTCCTACGTTGTACATCTCCCAAAGGAAGTTACGGCCACGTGGAGTGCTAACAATTAAAGCCCACCCGTCATTTGCGGACAGGATGGGCCTCACAAAGGAGTAAGCGTTTGGATTACTTATTGCAAATTCGCTAAAGACTACACCTTGGGGATTGGTTCCGACTAGAGCATTATCATAGTTGTCGGAACCAATCACCTGAAAAAGGGAGCCATTCTTGAGCCTAATACGCATAAGTTGTTCGTTCTTAGACTCAATTAATTCTTCTGGCAAGTAGTTAAGTATGCGAAAGCCGTCGTTACTTATAGCGTCCCACAGTATACGACGGCCCGAAGAGTATGTCGGAAATACATAATAAATTGTTTGTACTTTTCGTATCATTTCATGGATGCATATGTTCCAAGCTGTCAAATCTTTCCCTGCGCGGCGCGGCCAAATGCACATGACTTTCTTATAGCCCATGTTGATTATGGCATCAAAAGCGGCTTTCTGATACTCACGTGGTTTAAACTTATTTAGATGTACTTCTGTTTCGGGGGTTAGTTGCATATATTCTCCTGTGACGTCGCGTCAGTCTGCTGACGAATTCTCTTTTTCTGCGGCATATAATTTTTTGTACAACTCTGCAATACGCGCCTTTTCGCGCCTTTTCTCTGCGATATCAAAGAGCTCCCAATAGCCGTCATCGTGCACCGCTTGCACCCATTTCCACCCAAACCCAGCTGGAGGCGCATGCGGTATAGGGGGAGTAAGCGTTGCGCGTTGACGTATGCGCGGGACCTTATATTCCTTCACAATAGTGTCCCCGACTGCAAGTAGCCCTTCTTCGCTCAAGTCCGGATCGTCTATCACTCACTTATCCTTCTTTGGCAATACTTTAGGCTTGTCCTGCTCCCCCTTAACAGCGTGCGCATTCTTAAGTACAAGCGAGTCAAATTCTTTCTTAAGTGTATTATGTTGTCTGCGCAGAGTGCCTATTCGGGATGTTTGTTTTTCTAATTCTTCAAAGGTGTTGCGCAGTGCGCCTTGTTGTTCTGCTACGTCGTAAACTAGGTCCTTAAGTTTCTTGTCTAGTTTGGTAATATCTTTGGAGGATTGTATGTATGATACGTATGTGATTATGATGTCGGCGATAATTAATAGGGTTACGGCTAGGAGTACTACATTATTTGGGTTCATTGTTTTCCTTTGGTTTGATTGGTTTGTATTTGTTTCTATCGATTACTTCTTCTGGTTTTTGGACGATTACTTTAATGTTGGCGGTTTTATCTTCTTCGGCTTGTTTACGTTGGTCGTGGTATTTGTCGGCAATTGCCCAGTCATGGCTATACATATGCAGTGTATGTTTAAGTGTGGTTGAGTTGTCCTGGGCCATTTTTTCTTCGCGTCTTAGTCCTAGGATTTCCATGCATAAGTCGTGTATTTTTTTGAGGTACGCGCTTTTCTGGGTCCATCTATAATACAGGTCTCGCCTTAAGCCTTTGGAGAGGTAGAATTTATTAATGTGCAGCACATGTTCGTTTTGGAGGATATATTCTAGTTGTTCGTCGGCGAATCGCTCGATGCTTACTGCGGTTGCGTTTCCATTAGATAGGTAGTAGTTCATGTTTTCTATCTTGTAAAGCGGTGCCTGTTTTTTACCTGGCATTTTGTGCTTGATAGGCTTAGGGGTTTTAGTTTTGGTTGTTTTCTTTTTCATTTAAGCCTCGTAATGGTAATTTCGGTTCGTGGTTTGGTGTCGTATAGTTTTTTCATTTTTGCTATCGAGATGGTTACATCTTTTTTGTATAGTATGCCTTGAAGGGTATGGTCTACGAAGTTGTAGAGTACGTATGCTGGTGGTGTTTCGGTGTGAGGTTCTTTTCGTTTGCGTGTTTTTGGTTTAGGCATAAAGAATGTTACCTCTAGTTGTATTGGTCCTGGAATGAATTGGCGGTGGTTTGTGGCGCCTTCCTCGAAGCAGCAGTTTACAAAGTATTTTTCGTGTTGGTTCTTTATTGTTTGGGCGAAATGGAATCGTCGTTGTTTGTAGTGGCTCCACTCTCGTGGTTCTGGGGTTTCGACAACTTTGCATAGTGGTATTGGTTCGCCGGGGGCTACGTAATGAAATACGGTATTTGGGTCTTTGAGGTATTTCAATATCGGTCTCCTTCTTGAGTGGATGGTTATAAGGTATGGTATCACCTATTTTTTCAACCTTCAAGAGTGTGTGTATGTGGGTATGTGGTTCATCGGTTGGGTCGTCATCGCAGGCTCCCTTTTCAGGAGTAATTTCTTTATTGGCTGGGCAAAGCCCAGCAACATTATTTTGGAGATATGCGTCTATGATTTGCAATAGTTCTGGTTCTTTTTGGAAGGTTTCTCTTAAAATGGAGAGTCCTTGTGTATTTATTTTGTTTGATCGAATGGCTTTTTTTAGTTCGTCGTGGGGGTTTATGGTGTATCGGTATGGGTCGTCTTGTGGTAATGGTTTTTTGTAGTTGCTTATTGGTTGTGTTGGGGCTGAGTTTTCGTCTAGGGCTTGGTCGGGGTATTGGTATGTTCGGCCGTGTTTCCAGTAGGTTACGTTTTCGTTGAATGTTGGTCCGAGGGTTCCTTTAGCGGAGTGGTATACTTTTTTGTATTTGTTTTTGTTTTTGTTGTATGAGTTAAGGTTATCGATAACCGTGTGGCATTTTTTCATGTCTAGTGTTTCGCCGTCAGCTGTCGCTGCGGCTTTATCGTTATAGTTGGCAAATTGGGTTAGCATGTTCCAGTCTGGTTCGAGTTGCATTCGTTTTGTTTCTAAAAGGGAGAGTGCGTAGAAGTGGTTGAATGGGTATTCGGGGGTTTTGTCGTATGTCTGTAGCATACGGCTGTATGCTTTGTATAGTACTTTGACTGCAAAGGGTGTGAGTTTGATTTTACCGTTTCTGGTAAGTTTAAGAAACTTAAGTTTGTGTTCTATTACACTGTGGAATGCTTCGCTCATTATTGTCCTTCTATTCTTTATTACTATCTTTTTTTGACACTGCTTTAAGATACTATATGAATAGAAGATTATTCCAACTGGACGACATTAAAACACTGATTGAAAAGAAAAGAGCTAGCCCTTAGACCCCTGCTTAAGGCAAGCGGGAATGTTTTTTTGCTTGTTGCTTTTGAATGATTTAGATAATCACTCGGAGAGAAGTTATCTAAAGTCATTTGATATCCAACTAGCGGATAATCTTGGGAAGTCATCGCATCTGATATTTTTTTCAAAAAATAGAGGAAGAAAGATTCACAGAGGATATACAACAACAAGTCGAAACATAATGTATCGTTGTATCGCATAGAGAATAGGCATAAGCAAGCCTTTAATCTATTCTGACTGTTAAGGAAGAATTGATTCAAGCATGCGCATGCCTCGTAAGGATGTAATACAGTATAATCATAGTATTTTTGCTCTGTCAAGCTTTTTTTTCTTTGATAAAGCAGGGTTACAAATAGCAACAGGGAGCATACTGCAATGTAGCTCCTAGAGCTACTCAGGCAGAACAGAATAACCCTACTGTAGAAAACTTTTCTTTCTGAAACCACAATTTAAACAGAAGTACTAGCTCTGCAAACCAAAGGCTCAATTTTTCATACAATAGGGCTAATAATTTTTTATTTATATTATATAGAATCTCTCTCATCTTTATACTCCACACATAAAAAGGGTGACCCCCAATCCTCTAGAGGGACACCCTAATCAAAAACATCTACAGTTCTTCAAAAATAAGCTAAGAATCACTTAGCCCTGAGCTAAGAAGGAACCCGTAGTAGCTTTTTACTCTTAACAATATCATAACAAACTTATATTATAATGACAAGCACTTTTATTATTTAAATTACTTGACGCTTTGTATACTTAATGTTACTATATAACCAAGTAATCAGTTTAACCCCTATAGAGGAGTATATTATGTCAAACAAAACACCCCTAAAAGAACTAGATGATCAATACGAAAACACAATGCACTTCATAGAACACGTGCTAAAACATCACCTATGCGATCACTGCATAAACGAAATAATAGACGGATATGAAAGAGAAAAACAACACATCAAAGAAAGCGAATACGATACACTCGCAGAAAGAAGAGAAAGGATTAAATAATATGAGTAAAAAAAACATATTTAAAATACCATCCAAGGCTGAGGCATTAATACAAGAATTAAACATACAATTGGAGCATGCCGAATGGCTTTTAGAAAACACACTAAAAGTAACACTATGCGATCACTGCAAAAATAAAATAGAAAATGCACGCCTAGACACAGAACACACAATAAAAGAAGGCGCACTAGAGGACCAAAACGATGACAATTAAACAAAAAGCAGCAGAGCTACAAAAACTCATAGACAAACCACTAGAACTATTTACAGCCCTAGGCAAAGAAGCCAAAAAACTACGAGAACAACTAGACAAAACACACCTAAAAATGGCAGACATACTAAAAGAACTAGAACCAGTCGATGCACTTATTAGAGCGCAGCATCCAGATAAGGTACAATTATTTGACGCACTAAAAGAATTGCAGGAACCTAATAATGAATAAGGATAATCATGGCTATTAACAACAATTCTAGAAGCAGTAGTAAAACTATGAAGTGTCTACAGTGCAGAAAGACTGAACCAAGAGATAGGCAAACAATGTTTTGCTGCAAAAAATGCCGAGATTTATTCATGAACTTAGCTGGGCCTAAAACAGCACATAAAGTATCTATGTACGAACTAGAACTACTAATAGTTAACAACGGAAAACTAAACTATGGAAAATAAAGAACTACTAACAACCATGCTAGAAGCAATAGCAAAACTATCAAAACAAATATCCCTAATAGGAGACAACGTCAATGACAGGGCGCCAAAAATCATCGCTCCCGCACGCTCTGAGTCAATCAAAGACTTGAGCACTGCACTAGCAAAAGCGCAAGCAGAATTCAAAATTGCCGGCCTTACAAAAGAAAACCCTTACTTCAAATCCAAATACTCAGACTTAGCCGAAATAGTCAAAGTATCACGCCCAGCACTAGCCAAAAACGGACTATCCGTCCTACAACAAATAGTACAAAACGAAGACGGAGCAAACATCCTAAACACAATACTACTACACAGCTCAGGACAATGGATAGAGTCCAGAATGAGAATAGTACCACCCAAAAATGACGTACAATCTCTAGGCAGCTACATAACATACCTAAAACGATACGCATACGCATCACTCGTAGGCGTAGTATCCTCAGACGAAGACGATGACGGCGAAGTAGCCGTACACCAACAACGTAAAGACTTCAACGAAGGCAAAAAACTAAACCACAAATACAACCCCAAAGAACAATCATACGAAACCATCACCAAAGAACAACTAGAAGAAATCAGATACGAACTAAAATCACATACCGACCTAGCCGAAGAAATCCTAGATAAAATGAAAATACAAAGCTTGAGCGATATCCCTAAGTCAAAATTTCTCACGGCAATCCAAAGAATCAGACAAATAGTACAACTAAGAGACGGTAAATAGATATTATTTTTTCTCCTTATATGGGAGAACTGCTTGCTTAAGAGGGGCCACGTGGCCCCTCCTTAACCAAAAAAGGAGAAAAAATAAGAAAATGAAAAGAGAGTTGATGAGACTTTTTAAATTTCAGTCAACAACCAACCTGCCAACCTCGTTCTTATTTCACCAGAAAACAATCCTGTAAAGCCCGTTGTTTTTGCCCCACCTCCAACCAAAGCATCTAACCTAACTTGATCACCAGCCTGCAACTCAATAATATCTATATTACACATATCAAACTCATATGACGGAGGAGTAGTATTGTCAGTAATTGGCGATGGATTAATATTAGTATGAGTATACCTCCTAGTGACACCCGTACTGGGCCTAAACCTAGTTAAAAATATTGCACAATCCGTAAAGCCCCCAGCAGGATCTATACCCCGAAAAAATACCGTATGCACAAACTGATAATAACCATCCGATGGCGCTACATACCAATAATTAGAGACGTCAAAATTCCCTCCAAAATTAAACTCTGTTGTATCTAAAGTAAGAGTAAAATATGTACTGTCTCCAGTCACATTATTCACACTAGACCCCATATATGCCTGAAAACCATTCAAACGTATAGTCGTATCCTGCCATGTAGGCGCTAATCCAGGACCATTCGACGTCAACCTCTGACCATCCGTACCAGTCCCAGCTGGCAAATTATCCAATGCCCCACTAGCATCTCCAATCTGTAAAATATACTGCGTAGTACCAGATACACTAACATTCATACTATTTGATGCTGGAGCCCCAGTGATAGTAATACTATTCCCACCAGTAATATCAATATTACCAAGAACATCTGGCCCAACAGCTCCACCAACATCTCCCGTCAATGTTCTTATATTCTCAGTACCAGTATCAAAATGAATCCACCGAGCCACATTATTATCTTTGTTAACCAACATCCAAATATCTTCTGTCGGAGCCGTACTCCTATCAACCCAAATTGTTCCAACATTATAGTTAGCATAATCATTTGCCGTAGGCGCCCTATCCATAGTCAACAATAAAGGCGGAGACACAGGCTCTACACCCAAATAGGCCAACGGATTCAAACCCGTCCTTCTACTATCCCTTCTTGATGCCATTACACTCTCCTTTAACTAAACCTTCAACACCTCTGCATCCCTTGCAGCCCTATCCTTATAATCTTCCTGAGAAAATACCAACTGCGCAAAGGCATCCTTGTCAGTAGGAATAGACTGAACACCACGAGCCGCCAACTTAGGCTCCCACTCCTGCTTTAAACGCTTATAACACTGCTCATACTTGTGATTAATAATATAAAACAAACGACGCTTCATATCTTCTTCAAATATCTCTGACTTAATGTCATTCTTTAGAACCTTCTTTTGTATGTCCGTTAGTGTGAACAACACTTTATCGCCAACTTTCACTATCATCACTATATCCTTCTAACAAATTAAAGATCCGTTTAAAGTTCCCCTACATGTTGAACCATCATAATAACCAATATCAACCACCTTTGTTCCACCAGATATATCAATATATAAAGTAGCAGTATCAGACGCATCCATATCACACAATATCGATATTTTAGTTCCATTCCACTGATCACTCCCACCAAAAATTTGCGCATAGGGATTACAAAATAACTTATACACCCTATTTGAGGTGGTAATATACATTTCTTCATCTACATGAGAAGATGTTAAATCATTTCGAAGTACAAACGCATTCAACAAATACTTACCAGTTACAGGCGCAATAAACGTCGGACTAGAAAAATCACCTCCAAGATCAAATCTTTCCTGACCATACGTAACATTAAAAGCCGTCCCGTCACCCGTAACATTCGTTAAAAAAGCCGCCCCAACCTCTCCAAAGAAAGTCGGCTGTAACGGCTTAGTGATTTCACCAGATGCTGTTATAACAAATGTATCATTACTCCCAAGAGCCGAACCTTGACTTATCTTAAACGAATCAGACGCATCATCATCAACACCAATACGAAACTCACCCGTTCCATTTATATCAAACTGCACAAAGCTATCTCCTGACGCCCCAGGATCAATCGTCAACTCTGCAGACTTATTATTTATTGCATTTACTTTACTCATACCTCCCCCTACACAAGCAGCGACCCAGCAAAGGCATTATAAGGATCCGTTGACCCATTCGATATCATATCTACAGTTTTAGCACCACCAGAAATATTAACTTGCACTACTGCTGTATCAGACGCATCCATATCACAAATCATTGAACAACTAGTAGAATACTGATCAGATGAGTTGTCTACTGCCTCAGGATCAGTTTGCATAAATAGATAATTTCGATTGCTAGTATTGAAATATGCTAGCGCTCCTGTATGAGAAGATATATCTCCAAAACCTATTATCGTCGTCAACAGATATTTTCCAGTTATCGGAGCTATAAATGTTGTCGAGCTAAAATCACCACCAACATCAAAAACCTCTGTATCATATGCAACAGCATATGTAGTATTATCACCAGTGACATTATCAATTTGCGACGTCACGATAGCCAAAAATGCCGGCTGTAACGGCTTAGTGATTTCACCAGATGCTGTTATAACAAATGTATCACTAGACCCAAGAGCCGACCCTGCTGATATTTTAAACTTATCTGAATCGTCATCGTCTACACCAATTCTAAATTCTCCAGTTCCATTAATATCAAATTGTACAAAGCTATCTCCAGAAGCACCAGGATCAATCGTCAACTCAGCAGACTTATTTCCTATTGCGTTTATCTTTGCCATGCTTTTCCTTTTCTGGTGTATCTGGACTTAAATCTACATCATAACCAGTCTTCTCTTTAATAACCTTCTCTGCTATCTCTTCAACAACATTGTCAGACTTCTTAAAAAGAAAACGAGACGCTACCCCAACTACCACTGCCGAAGCAACTACAATTATTCCAACTAACTTAATCATACAACTATCCCTTCTTATTTTCAGAAGCATATCGAGCCCTAATACTAGCCTCTGCCTTAGCTTTTGAATTTGAATATCCAACAACCTTCCAGCGCCCATTTTCATTCTTTAAAATGGGCCACCCTTTAGCTTTTTTTGATCCTAATTTCCAAGGCATATCTATCTCCTACGTAATACTAATATTTCCCTTAGAGCTCAAAACTCCCCAATCAGTATCTGCCGTTATACAAATCAGCCTTACTGAATCATAATCGTCAGTAGAGTCTAACCTTCCACCTACACCAGTTGTAGTTGCATTACTTTCATCCCAATAAATTGTTTCACCTGCATTCTGTGCTATACGCCAACCGCCAGCACCTTTTCCAGTTACCGCGACTATAGAGCCAACTGCTGCAGTGTCAGGCAATGTAACGGTAACTAACGCCGCGTTGTTACATATATAGCCAGAATCAACAGCTGCAGCTTGCGATGTTCCTGTGACCTCCGACCACGAAATACCGCCTGAAGCCGTAGATGCTATTGTTATAGAACCTGCACCATTCGTTACGGTAATATTCGCACCCTGCGTGATAGTAGCCAAGACTGGATCCGCACCAGTCGAGCCAATTGGAATCTGGCCATTAGTTGCAGCTCCCAATTCTGTCATAGCTCCAGCACCCGACCCAACGAGCAAGGAATGATCTGTCGGATTAGCAACTCCAGTACCACCATTAGCAACCGGCAAAATGCCCGTTACCCCGTTCGTTAAATTAATCTGATCCCAGGCCGGAATTGTCGCACCACCACCAGTATTAGCCAAATAACGCGTAGCTGTATTATCAAATGCCAAGGCAGTTATGGTATTAGCAGCAGACCCATATAACACGTCTCCCGTAGCTGCTGTAGCTGGATATGTCGCCGTACTCCATGCAGGATTTGCTCCAGCACCACCTGACATTAAAACTTGATTTGCTGTACCTATAGCCAAAGAATCTAAACTGCCCGTAGCATCTCCAACTTGTAATGCATACTGAGTAGTTCCAGTTAAATCTATAGTAACCGTATTAGCCGTACTACCATCAGTAGTTATATTATTACCACCAGCAATCGTTATAGTACCCGCCAGCGGAGATTGAGGCCCAGCTGCGTCTGTAGCAAACGAAATTGCCACTGTGCCGCCAGTTTCCATATTTAGAGTATTAGCGCCAGGTGTAAATGCTATCGTTCCTCCTGCGGACGCTATAGTAGCAAAAGCAGGATCCGCACCAGTTGCCCCTATAAGCACCTGGCCATCCGTTCCAACAGCTACCGACGTTAAACTACCACCAGCATTCCCTATCTGAACCGCATGATCCGTTGTACCACTAAGATTAAACGTAACTGTATTCGCTACAGAGCCATCAGTACTAATGTTACTGCCGCCTGCCATAGTGATTGTACCAGCTAATGGTACCACTGGGCCCGCAACATCTGTCGCAAAAGACTGCACAAACATACCACCGACTTCTAAATTCAATGTATTGGCACCCGGCGTGTATACTATCGTGCCTCCCGCAGAAGCCATTGTTGCAAATGCCGGCGCCGCACCAGTTGCCCCTATAAGCACCTGGCCATCAGTACCCGCCGCAGTCCAATTAACAGCAGCTGCCGTACCTGCACCATATGCCACACCATTTGCTGTCATAGTGCCCAATTTTGCAACCAAAGAACTCGGAACTATAGCACGCGTCGTATCAGCTCCCGCTATCGATTCAGCATCAGTTGCCAATTCAACCACACCCTCAGAAGTCGTAGTAGCCGAATCAACCGTTATCGTTAATGTCCACGCCGCCGGATTACCCGTAACTGTTATAGGCGAAGAACCTAAAAGATCAACATTCGAAAATGCATCCGGACCAACTGCACCACCAATATTACCCGTAATTGTATTTATTGGTATCCCCAGAATACCTCCGGAGAATTTTCCCATTTGCGACATTTAGCGCTCCTTACCATATAATGCTGAAACATATACTGAGCCACTTGTAGGCGCTGCACCAAGCTGTTTTACGTATACTCGAGTACCCTCATCAATAAACCATCCACCACCAGAACCTTTATTGCTTGTAAGATCAAGTATTATATAACTGATGCTAGCTAGTGGCACATGATCATTAACACCATCAAATGAGAACCATACAATTCCATCTGTTAAATTTTGTAAAATCAAAATACGTATTGGCTTACTAAACGCAGTGCCAACACCCATATATGCTGCGCCAATAGAACCAAAAGCTAAAGACTTAACCGGTTCAAATGCAGCTCTGCTCAATATTCCATACATTATACGCCCTCACTACTCAGGTTGATAATATCCTGCAAGATATACCAATCCCGTACCTGCTCCAGTTGTACTAGCAACCCATACCACAGTACCCTTTTTTAACACTCCAACATTACCATTAGGCAACGAATTTGTTTGAAAATCCAATTGAAGCGTTTCACCTGCCCCAAGAAAATCATGATCCGTAATACCATCAAAACTTATTTCAATATCAACATCAGAATCATTAATAATACGCAATATCACACACGCCTCTGCGTTTCCAGCTGGATTAATAGCCTGCAGAGCACCTGTAAATGTTGCCGAATCGATTGAGTCTAACTCAAGTGGCAAAATAAAACTTTTTGACATCATTCCTCCTTATTAAGGTATCGCTCAACTACTCAGACTCTTCTCCATCACCTTTTGCTTCTTCTCTTTTTGCCTTTTCAGCTGCAGTTTTAGACATCTCTATCACCTCTTGCAGCATCTCAAACAAAACATCATAAGATTGCCCAAATGGAGCTCCAATAGGCATTTCAAAAGAATATACTTTTTCGTCAACTTCTTTTACAAGTTTGACAACAGCTTTTTGCGTCATAATAACCCTTTTTAAATGTTAATAATGTTATCAAGTAAAAGCGTATCTTTACTTAACGATATAGAGCAAAAAAAACCCCGACCAATTGGCCGGGGAAAAGCGATTTTTTTATATCGTCGGCCAGGAGCGTCAATCCTAAACCGCTAGCACCCAAAATGTAATGATAACATCGCCGTTAAGTGCTGCAGCTCCATTATTCTGACACTGAACTGTAAACGATCCAGCTGCTGGTTGTACCCGCTCTATAGTAAGCCTTGCGTCATTTGCACCCTTATTAGCAACAGTGCACAAAATGGCAGAATTAACAGTAACAACACTATTAGTAATAGTAAACGTAACCTGCGCTCCTGATGCTGTTACTTGCCCTGTAAATGTCCCTACGCCAACGTTTGCATCAATAGTAAGCGCTACACCTGCTACCGAATTAGTTGCCGGAACAACGTCGCATATACCAGCTGCTGACAAAGTAATCCCACCTGTACCTGCTTGAATTGTTGTGTCCGCTGCGCCCGTTGTTGTGCCAACAGTTGTTGTATGAGCAATCGCGTTTGTACCAATATTAACAGCACCAGTTCCTGCATTTAACACAACAGAAGTTGCTCCGGTTGCGTTTCCTACAGTGATTGTTCTAGCTGATGCGCCGGTACCTATGTTAATTGCAAACGCATCCGCGTCAGTTCCTATTCCTATTGCTGCACCAGAGGAGTTGAGCTCAACTACACCTACTGCATCCAATGTAATGGCATCGCCTCCAACAAGGACAATGTCACCAGCACCTGTCGAAGTAAGAGTTATATGCCCTGTTCCTGAGTTTAGAGCCAATGCTGTCGCACCAGTAATATTACCGATTGTTATAGTTCTTGCGGCTGCCCCAGTCCCCATGTTAATGTTTTGAGCTACCGCGTCATTTCCTATTCCTATTACACCTGCACTTGAGTTCAATTCTAGAACACCTGCTGCATCAACTGTAACCGCATCTGTTGATGTTATGTTAACATCCCCAGTCCCTGACTGAACTATTGTCTGCGACGTTGTGTTTGTACTTCCAAGTGTTAATATATGTGCTGTTGCATCTGCTGCTATATCCATAGCACCTGTACCAGAATTAATAGTAACAGCTCCACCACCAGTATTAAGGTCAAAGTCACCAGTATAAGTATTCATGTCAATACCGCCAGTACCAGACTGTATCGCAGTATCAGCAGCTCCGGTGTTTGAACCCACAGTTACTGTATGAGCGGCCGCATCAGTTCCAATATTTACCGCTCCAGTTCCAGAATTTAGCGCTAACGTTGCATCCGTTGTGGTAATCGCGCAACCACCTGAACCAGTGTTTATATTAACTGCAGTAGCACCCGTAATATTTCCTATTGTGATTGTTCTTGCAGCTGCACCCGTACCAATGTTTATTGGTTGCGCATCAGCATCATCGCCAATATTAATTGTACCGGCACAGTTTATGAACGTATCGCCAGTTGTATCAATTATATTGTCACCGAGAGACTGTATTAATATTCCGCCTGAACCAGCATATATAATAGTGTCACTTGCACCAGCTAAATCTCCTACTGTTACCCTATTTGCCGGCGCCTCTATTGTAATATCGCCTGTCCCAGCACTCATTGCTATGCCTGTTGCACCAGTAGTATTTCCTATAGCAATCACACGAGCAGCTGCGCCTGTACCAATATTAATATTCTGAGCAACCGCATCATTACCAATTCCTATAATACCTGCAGAAGAGTTAAGTTCTAGCACGCCTGCAGAATCTAAAAGAATAGCATCTGTAGAGGTAACTGTAACATCACCCGTACCAGACTGTATAACTGTCGCCGAAGTTGTATTTGTTCCACCTACTGTTGTTGTATGCGCAGTTGCAGAAGCTCCAAATGATGCTCCACCAGTTCCACAATCAACATTCACCTGCGTTGCACCAGTTGCGTTGCCTAAAGTGATTGTTTTAGCAACTGCGTCAGCCCCCAAGCTAATTGCTCCGGTTCCTGTTTGAAGTGTAAACGCACCGTTTGCACCATCAACAGCACAGCCGCCTGTGCCATAATCTATGTCTATACCACCTGCTGCATCTGACGCATCTATATTAATAGCATCTGCGCTAGCTATTCCTGCATCTAGGGTTATTCCTCCGACATCTGATATAAGCGCAACGGAAGCTACACCTGTTCCCTGGTCAGCATGAAGCCTGATAGTTTCGGTAGTACCGCCATCTGCATGTAAATATATTACATCCGCTGTATTATCATCTGCTGTTATGGTACAAGTGCCTGCCGACATGGTAAAACTATCAGCAACCGTCAAAGATCCAGTTATAGCCGGGTTCGCATCCAGATTAAGCGTTACCGTGTTACCTACTCCGGTTGTGTTCATATTGGCACCACCAGCTATATTGGTAGCCCCTAAAAGTGGATTCGCTGTGCCACTATCTGTTGGAAACGAGCTCGTTGTAGCACCAGATACTTCCATATTAATGGAACCTGCGCCATTAGTTATAACTAATGTTCCACCACTTGAGGTGAGATTTGCCCATGATGGGTCAGCACCCGTTTCACCAATAAGCAACTGGCCGTCCGTACCCCCAGTTCCCTCAGCCGTGGTTATTTGCCAGGAAGCTGCATTGGATGCAACAGATGCTAATACGTATACATTGTCATTTGCAGTATCTACCCATAAGACACCTATTTCCGCCATATCATTAGCAGTTGGAGCTCTATTAGCTATAATTGGCGTTGGAGCTAAATCAATTAAAGGCGATCCAAGCCCATAACCCACATTTTTTCTAATTCGATTAACAGCCATACTGGCCCTCCTTATTAAAGATTAAAAATCTACTATATTAAGTGAAATATGTTGAAATTATCTAATGCAAACAATTAAGATTATTTGTGTACACAATGTAGATGTTTCTTAACAAGGAGATTAGAATATGAGCCGCAAAGGCCGTAAAAGATTATCTATGGACATACCTATATGGCTACATGAAAAATTAAAAGTAGCAGCAAAAGGACGAAATATAACAATCACAAAACTTGTAATAAGAGCAATAATTAAAAGCTCTTAGCGCCTAGCTTTCTTTATTATCCAAGATATCTTTTGCTTAGAAACCCCTCTGTCCAGAAGATGTTTTCTCAAGCGAGAAATTTCCTTTGTATTATTAGAACGTATTGCTGACTTCATATCATCCATAACATTTTCTTCTTCTATCGCATTTCTTACAGTATTAATACGTTTATTTATAGCACCTTGTGGTATCCCACCATCCTTCATCAAGCTTCTTATTGACTCTAACTTCTCCTTACTTCGAGCATTGTTTGGTTCACGAATTGCATCTTCTATATAAGGTGTAGCAGAATATGAAGTTATTGCCTGAGAAACTGGAAAGGCTCCAAATAATGATCCTACATACGGAGCAAGTCCTTTATCTGTAAGCGTAGACGTACTATATGGGAGTAATCCCTTAAGAAGATGCTTAACCCTAGATGGAATTTGTGCTAGTCCTTCTTTTCCTTCCCATGGAACTGATTTTCCATATTTCCAGGCAGGTTCAGCAAGCCACATCCCCCCTCCTTTTCTAGGAGTACCACCAAATATTTGATCTGTAGCCATCTGTATTAATGGATTAGTCTTACTGAAAAATGAGCTTATTGGATCCACAAAGTGCCTAAGAATCTCCTTTGCCTGCTTACCAAAATGACCAACAAGCTTTTTGCCTTTTGCATCCCTTCCAGGATTAAATATCTGACCTGCTATTTTTACATCTATATCAGGAAGCGGAAAGTTGTCCCATTTTGGACCACCTGTCATCAAGCCGCGCAGCGCTTTATTAACATCAAACTTAAGACCTTTAATAGATTTGTCTTTATCATCTGTTTGCTTCCATCCTGAATTGAAAAATTTTAACCCTCCATGAACGCCTACCATAAAAACACCATATCTCTTCCAAGCATTACGAGAAAGCTTTCCCTTTATTCCAGGTGCTGTAAAATCTAGGGCCTGTCTTATAGTTGACATTGTCCAATCCGGATATCCAACTAGCCTTCTAAGACCTGTTAAATTTCGTTTAGAATTAAAAAAATTCATATATTCCCAATTTTGACCACCATACATATTATTGCATAAATCTGCAATATCTTGCTTGATCAACTTTACTTCTCTATTAGATAACTTTTCGCCTTTATTAATACGCTCAATTATTTCTGAATTGACATAATGATTATAAGTTGAAAGCTTTAGTCGAGGATGAAACTCTTCGAAAAGATGATTTGTACCCTTCTCAATCACACGAAGACTCTTTTTCGCCCCCTTTGTAGCTAGATTTTCTGGAAGCTGCTCTACACCCTTGGAAAGCAACTCTGTACCCTTAGCAAGCAAACCTGTTGCTTTTTGCCCTGATTCACGTGCACGATAATCTAATTTAAGCCCATGCTCTATAGCATCTTTCATTATTGCTTTATTCTGTTTAAGCCTACCACCTTCACTATACCAGCGCGGATTTTTAAACCCCATTGAACCAAGTTGCGACTCTAAAAGAGAAAAATAATGAAATGGGGATAACTCTACACGAGTAAATCGTATAATATCCCTAAGCTGATCAGTTTTTTCGAGTATTTTACCAAGTTTAGTAGGAGCTCTATATGACTCTTTAGAAAAGACACCCTGGAATGCTTCTGCAAACGCTGGATGTACCAACGCTGGAGAATCTGACGTTTTCCATAACTTTTTCGCAACCTGCCCTTTAGAACTAGGCTCTAATTTATAGGTTCTCAAAAAAACATCATCCATAGGAACATATCCTGCAAGCTTTGCATCTCTATATGCATCCCCATCAAATGAATTAACAATGAGTGGCTCAGGATTATTTTTTTGATGTTTAGCAACATCATCAAGAAGATTAATATTAGATATTGTTCTTATAATTCTATTGTCATAACTATTTATAAAATCAATAATATTATCATACCTAGGTTTTAATCCCGCCTCTCTAAATGCCTCTAAAAAAGTAAGGAATTGTTTTGGCTTAGAAAAAGGATTTTTTATTTTAAATTTAGATGTAACGCGATCCCATGCCTTATTAAACTGCTTAGTATTATACTCAAAAAGACCTGGCATATATATTTCACGCAACACTTCACGAGGATTCATATTTTTAGTGCGCGGATGCTTATTCCATTCTGCTGCCATTTTTGCAAAATGATTAGTAACATCTTTATCAACAAACTCACGCGCTGATTTTGGCAATCTCTTTACAAGTTTTTCTAATGAATCTCCTTCAACAAAAGGATTGCCAGTTTTTTGTTTGTAGTAAATCATTTCCTCTAACTGCTTTGATGTAAATTTGCTTTTGCCCTGGGCCCTTTCTAGAGCTTCTTTAACTTCCATTTGATTTTCATATATTTTTCTCTCTCTTACTCCTAAATTATCTCTTAATATCTCTTTAAACTTTTGCTGCTGTGTTTCTTTTCCGATATCTGGAAAACGTTGTTTTATTGATTCCTGCACACTCTTAGGGAGCATCTTCATAAACGCTTTAGTTCTAGATTTCTGTGTTGGCTTTGAAAGCTCCTTGAAAAACTCACTAGTTTTAGCTCTTGCTCCATGTGTCAACTTAAGCATCATAAGCTGAGCTGCATTATCAAACATTTGCTGAGCTGTTGGAAGCTTGCCCTCAACAAGAGCTTGCCCACCTGTAAGTCCAGCATACTCAAGCGCTGTACCAGCAACAGCTCTTCCAGGCCTTGTATCAAGCAACTTATTAAATTTTGGAATTTTTTTCATAAAAGGTAAAAATTTAGACATCCCAGCAGTTACAAGGCCTACTGTAGCAGATTTCCCTGTTTCCTTAGATATACGACCAGCTCTCTCTAAAAATTCTCCAAATGATAAGTTGTTACCTTTTTCAACAAAATCTCTATATTCCTGAAATGAATGCTTAATCAGTGACGGGAAGGCCATAGCACCAGCTGCGCCCCCTCCTAAAATACCTCCTGCAGTCCCAACTCCAGGTATCACAGATCCTATTCCTCCACCAACCAATGCTCCTAACTTGCCACCTGCCCAAAAACCAGGAACGTCAGAGATCAATTCTCCTGCAAGTGCCGCCATATGCTCTAACCAATTTTCATCTTTTGGAGCCTCATCTGGCTTATAACCAAGCAATAAACCACTGACCCCAGATCTCCCTCCTCTAGTGAACGCTTCTTTAAGAGGTGTAACATCTATTGCAGGCTTTTTTAATTTAATTGATAAATCTGTTGCAGCAACTGGATCATAATTTTCTGACCAAGGATTAGAAAGATCTAGCAGCTTCTCTTTTTCTGCAAGGTCTTTAAACATAGTTTTTTTTGTTTTAGGTACAACTTCATGCTCTTTTGCGAGTTCTTCAAACCTATTAGGCCTCTTTTCATCTGCCAATATCTCAAACCTATTAGCCATAACTAAACCTTATAGCCAAAACTTTTAGCAATTTTCATGGCTTTCTTAGGATCATTATTTGTCTTATCTAAAAAATACCGAATAATATCATCAGTTATTTCTACACTTGTAGCAATTTTTATATCAGAATCGCTAAATCCCTTATTTTTAAGATCAGATATAGCATCTTCTGCTAAAATATTCTTTTTTAAAAGGGCTTTTCTTATTTTTTTTAAGTGTGACATTCTGCTTTTTAAAGGTGGCGGGCCTAACAGGTCTTTCTGCTTTTTTCCAGGAACAACACCTTTTCTAATCAAAGAATTTAATATATTTCTTGGAAGTCCCCCTAAAACCTCCGATTCTTCTTTATTATACCCTAACTGACTCAATGCTCCTCCAATAGTGTCTTGTTGCACACCGCGCATATCTGCATCAATTAAAGACATAGCTAATTGAGGATTTTCAACCGCTAAAGGAGCAATTGCTTCGGCCTTTTCTTTGCCTAGATATTGAGACAATCCTTCTTGTGTTGTTTTAACCTGTTGTTGCTTTTCCATGTCTTTCAGTTTCATATCGATAAGATTTCCTATTCCTGTCGAAAGACCTCTTCCGAATCCAGAACCAAACGTTTCTCTATCAGGCAACTGTATAAATGCCATAAAAAACCCTTCTCTTTTATAATTTCATTTGAATTAAATATGGAATAGCTTGCCCTAACGACTCAGCGCCAGTTTGCAGAAGGCTTTTCGAACCGCGTGCCGTTGTATCATACGGAAGCGCTAATCCTTGCTGTAGCAATTGTTGTAAGCGAGCTTTGCGCGATTCACCAACCGATCCACGAAGCGCTTGATGCTTTAATGCTAATTGTGTTTGATCTAGAAGATTTCTCTGCTGTTTCATTCCCAATTCACCTTTTAAAGCAGCCAAAGAGGTCGCTAAATTTTGGCCAGCCTGCGTAGCCTGCCTTGCAAAAGCACCGCTTCTCTGCCCTGCTCCCCCCATACTAGTAAATCTTTCCGCTAATCCTGGGATTATTTGTTGTTCAAATTTTTGAGTTGCCAACTGTTCAAGGGGTGCAAACATATCACCCTGAGAACCAAAAGCTTCTTTCGTTTCCCCAATCAAGTCTTGGAAGTCAGAAAATGCCGTCTGGTCAGACTGCAGCTCATTTATTAGATCAGGCAATAACGCATCTAATTGTGCTTGCATTTTTGGATCAAGCTTAGGAACTTGCGTTACCTCTGTGCCCTTAGCTGTTGTATGCGTTTTTATTCCTCCTGGCCCCTCTTCTGTCCTAGGAGTGTATACTCCAAAAACATTCTCTTTGACCCAATTAACTACTGGAGAGCCTACCTTCTTAATTAAATTTTTTATTTTTGAAAAAGCACTCATATTGTTTCCTATAATTACGACTTTCAACCAACACCACTTACATATTATAATGCATTAACGATGCATTATAATAAAATTTTATTAAGGAGTAGTATGCATGTCAGTTAATGATAGATTTGGAGCATTTTTACCCACCACAACAATATTTGAAATAGAAGACATACAAAATATTTCAATTAATAGCCCAGAATTTAAAGATTTTCTTATAAGACTACGTCAATCTGTAAACAATCTATCTCTTATGGTGAACATCAAAGAAACTGCAATATATGATCCTACTGAAATAGTAAGTGGAAAAGTATGGTTTCCAGATCCAGCTCTTACTAGTAAAACACCAAAAAAACCTATACAAAGACAAGGATTCAGAAAAGTGATTGATTTTGGATCGCTGCCAAACACTGGAACAAAATCAGTTGCTCATGGCATAACATTCCCATCTCCTGATACGTATCAGGCTATAGAAATATATGGGACAGCTACAGATCCTACAAGCTCAACAAACATACCTCTTCCGTATGCATCTCCAGTGCTTGCAAACAACATAGAGCTACGCGTAGACGCTACCAACATAATTATTACAACAGGAAGCGATAGAACTTCATTCACAAAGTCTTCAGTTGTTTTTGAGTTCATAAAAGAATGACTAGAGATCTTGAGTAGGCGATGCATGAAACAGAATACCATGTATCTCTAACCATCTCTGAGAAATATTAGGCTTAGCCATTTGAGAATCACTCCAATATATTCTTAGCTGGATAGATTCGCCTTGAGCCTGCAAATATACTGCATGCCAAAATCGAGCTTGCGATTCTTCAAACGCGTTAAATGAGCTAGTTTCTAGCATTCCAGAACCAAGAATTGCACCAGTATCGACTCCAGCATCCCTCAAAGAGACCTGTGAAGCTCCTGTTAAATAGTCTATAGTAATCTCACCACCATCAACTTTATCTACAAGAAAATCTGTTTTCTGAATGTTAGTATTTAAACCGTTTCCTGAATAAAAGTTAAATCTTTTTGTTCGAATATCAATCATTGAGACTAATCTAATTGTACCACTGCCACTATAAGTTCCCGTAACAACTGGAGCATTATCTATGGTAAAAGTATTAGCAGCGTCAGCACCAATTACACGTTTTATCTTATATATATTTCCATTAAGCTCGGTAATCCCTGTAGCATTTTCTATTTGGATCCAATCTCCCGTAGAAAGGTTATGATTATATGAGGTGATTGTCACAACCCCCGCAGCCTCTGTAATATCAGTTATTTGTTGTGATAGAGCATTTTTTGATATACCTCTATCCATTAAAAAGGTATATCCCTGTTGATTGCCTGCAATAACATATCTAAAGTTTGATTCTTGTGTGCCAGAATTCCATACAAAGTTGCTTTCTTCCCAAGTTCCTGATGACTCTGTCCAAGTTTGTTCATTATGACGATAGTAATAGCCAAAAGCAGTAGTACTATCATCAAAATAGGCCCATGTATCGTTATTATAATTATACACTAAGATAGTGTCCGGAAATTTTTCATGCTGTCCTTTTGATGGCATTCCCCAATAGGTCATTTCATTATAATAGTCTCTTATGCCATGCACCCGAAAGACACCTTCATCCTCATTATGTATTTTAAATATGTCGTCGGGTATTTTACTATCTATTCTTTGTACATTTGCTCCATTGCATGCATGAATACCATTTTCCCCTACCCCAAGAGAAACTTGATCAAACGGTATCACCGAAAAAGTTGATTCGCAACCTAATGTAGAGTTAATTTGCTGCCAAATAAAGGGATACACTTGATTTCCCGTATATACAAGTTCATAAGTGCTTCTCTCAAAAAAGACAATCAACCTATTTTTTAGTTTTACTGCGCTAATTATTGCCTCTCTGGTCGGCGCATCTATAAAACTACCGCTCCCAGCGATATCCTCCCTAAATGGCCAATACGCAGGTGGTCCAACGCTAGGGAAAGGGCTTCCTATAGCAGAATATCTACACCTATTAACTATAGTATTAGTAGTTCCGCTGATCGAATTATATTCAATAGTATTTAATAAAAGCAATCTGTTTTGAAAATAAACTATTAGTCTGCATCCCTCAATAAGGTCGGCGGCGTTAGAGGCATACTGAGGCCTATAAAAATTCCATGTAAAACCATCATAATATTTAATATGATCCTTCACATTATAGTTTGTAGTAAATAAAAGGTAATTATAATCATCTACTCCTCTGTAGTTTTCGCTCCAAAAAAACTTACTATCAGAGCCACTCCATGTATCTGGATCAGCAACCAATAATCCTGCTCCAATACGTTCCCATCCAGAATCTAAAAGAATATATGAAAATTTCGTGTCAAAGGCATAAGTGCGCTCTTCGTTAACTTCAGCACGCTCAAAATTTGTAAACCCCATTACTGGCAACACAGGATAAAAATATATATCAGTTGCGCCAGCACCATTTATTACATATGCACCGGTAGTAGTGTCGTAGGTTCCAGATAGTCCTCCTCCTGAGCTCAAAAGAAGTGCCGGGTTTCCTGCTATATTTGCAGTCAATGTGTGCTCGCCAATCGAAAACATTTGCCCTACAGAGGCGACACTTGACCCTAGAGGAACTGTTCCTGAGGCCGCCGACAACTTTATTCTTAAGCGCGTAGATGGTTTTATATCAATATCACCAACATTTCTAGAACCAACTCTTTTTTTTATTCTGCCACGAAAATTATATGCATTACTAAGCTTTTCAAAAGCTCTATCTGGTATTAACCATGGTTTTACGTCTTCCCTAACACCATCAGTTATTGGGGCCAATAAGAACTTATCAAAAGCCATTTATTCTCCTATTACTAGATATTCAAAATTAACCGCCTTTGAACCGGTTGTCGACCTAGGAGATCCCCACACACTTATAGACGCAGCTGTAAAGGCTGTTAACCTAATAGCCTCATCAGCATCTGCAGCTGTAGCATCTAAAACAGTTAGTTGTGCAGAAAAAACAGTAGTAAATGCAGGAATAGTCGCTCCTACAGGAAATATTATTGTTCCTGCTCCAGTCGCTGTCGCAGCTCCCCACTTTAGCAATATTCCAGAAGGCAATCTAGTCCATCCAGGAGTAGCTTTTATAGCAGAAGTAAATTCAATCACATCTCCCGTAGGCGTTTCCTTTTTAATAAATAACTCTGCTTTTCCAGTAAGCGCCGACTCTTTTGAATATAGAGCAACCTCATCGGTACTAGTAGTTGGATCTCCTGCTTGTTCAGGTAATGTTACATAATTATGCTTACCTTGATTTGCAAGATCAAAAGTTACGTGATTTACATCCCATGCAGCCTTAATTGCTATAAAATTATTTAGTATATCATTCTGTGAAGTTTTTAGCTCGTCAATAGGTTGTGGAATCTGATCTTGATATGCCATAACTAACCCCTTCGATTCCAGTTATTACGAATCTGACCATCTAAGTGATCCGTATAAATTGTTGCAACTCGCTTGTCTGCTTGTTGCACTATACTTCTTCTTAAAATAAGGCGCTCTTGTGTTTTAAATTCTGGCATTATAATTTGTATGGTTTCCATATCCAATCTATCCTCTAGGATCTTCTTTGCGGCGCCGTATGATATATATTGCCACCATTCTTCTAGCTCAGGGGACTGGTTATTTGCTAGCAATTCTGTTGGCCTTTTATATGCATCCATTTCAATTTTATAAGCCTGTTGAGGGATTGGGCGCACTGTAAAAGTATTATCATAAAAGAGTATTGCATCTGGCACAGCTGCCACATAAGGAACAGTATGCGCAACTATATCTACACTTGCAGCCGGCGCGTTAGTAAAATCAATCGCATATTCACCTGTCACATAGTCTATAGCGCCCGTACCGCCAGAACCATTAAGAAGGCCCACAGAGTTGTCAACTGGCTGATCATGCAATTCTAGACTGTCGTTGTTAGAATCTCGCGAGCTAAACAGTACCTCATTTCTTAAAATAGGAACAGCGCTTAAAGTTCCGGTATAATTGAGCGTCGCACCATCGCCAGTCGCTATAGTCACCCGAGAGCTCACCTTAGGATAATCACCGAAAAATCGTTCTCTATCTTGGTAAAATCGTACTTGCTTGCCATCTACATAAACTGGCTCATGAAATGTTAAATACGTATTAATAAAGTTGTCTAACTCAGTTGCAGTATTAGAACTATCATATGAATCTATATATGGCTCTGTATAAAAAGTAAATGTGGTTTTTAACGAAGACAATCTTAGCTGTTCTGGAAAATCATACAAAACAAAGGTATTTACATACTCATCAATCTGATCAGTAGTAATTTGAGCTTCTGATGGGCTACGAGTAAGTCTCCTTACTTTAGTACGTATAGCATCTAAGGTTGAATCTGCCATTACATCCCCTATTTAAATATTAAAACTACATAATTAGCTTAAAGCAACTCAAACTAATGCGGCAACGTATTTTGAGTAGCACCATCTAAATT